TGCCTGATAGACGAAGCATAGGTTCCCATATCTTTAGCAGCGGCACCGCGCGTTTGTTCAGTGAGAAAATCAATAGCCCATGCTGTTTTTTTGCTGGTAGTCTCCAGCTTTCCTTCCATCGTCTCCATGATGGCCAATACCGGAATCGCCATTTGTATTTTGCGTAAACTTCCTTCATAGGCATAACCTACCGCCGCCGCTGCCGTTTCCAGGTCAATGTTAAATTTAGCCGCTATATTCGCCGCCAGTGCCGCGCCTGAAGTGGCTTTCGTATAATCACGCGTTATATTGATAATTTTGCGCATGGCCACATAATATTCATCATCAATATAATTCGTCTGCTTCTGCTGCGCCTTGGCGAAGGCCAGCAATTCCAACTTGCTGCTGGCCCAGGATCGTCCCGTCCCCTCCACCGCCGTCTGCAATCGCCGTAGCTCCGCCTCTTCATCCGATGCCGCCTTGACTGCTAGCCCCAAACCCGCGCTGACCCCGGCAAAGGCAATGGCTGAGTTGCGCGCGATAGTATCCAGCGTAACCTTGAGCGTTTCCGATTTCTTAATGAGAGCATTAAAGGCTGCGTCGCCCTTCTTCACCCCGGCTTCGTCAACCTTAAAACCCAAAAGCGTGACTAATTCGCGCAGCGTATTCATTCTGTTTTTCTCATGGCCCTGATGGTGGCCGCTTGGATATTCAGCACCGCCGTCGCCTTCAAGACATCATCCAAACTCCAGGTCGTCTCCAACTCTTCCAGCGTCGCCATCCCCTCCGATATGAGCCGCCAGAAGATCATCTCGTTCTTCAGTTCCGGATCTATTCCGGCCCAGATCCGGCGTCCCTCTGCATCGTCGCCCCCGCGGCGGCCAGATCCTTCAGGATCCCGCCAGTAGCCGCCTGCTTCGATTCGGCGAAAAAATCGGCGTAATTTACCTCCGCCACAAATTCGATCAGCTTCCACATCGAGGCCAGCTTCCCGGCGAAATGCATATTGAATAGAACCTTTCCCTCCGGCCCATCAAAGCTGCCGCCATTGGCCTCCATGATCCGCGCCCCCCGCAGAAACCGTAGAATTAAACGGTCCAGCTCATCTTCGTTCAGTTGATCGCTCATCCGGCTCAACTTCGGCAGATGAATCAGCAATCTCTGCGCCTCCATCGCCGGAAACTGCGTCACCTGATACCGCACCCCCCCAATCGTCTTCTCTTCCGTTTTTATCATTCGAGCCCCTTATTATCTTTGCGCCCTTTGCGCCTTCTTTGCGTCTTTGCGGTTAAATTGTTTTTAAATCACAGCCCCAGAGAGCAGATTCCCGCCATGGATCATGCTGAGCTCCGCGCAGTCAATCGTCCATTCCCAATCGCTGAGCTCGGTGTCGTCGTATGCCGCCTCGGGCGGCCCCGTAATCCATCCCTGCGCCGAAAAGAAGTTGCTGGTGCCCGTCATGTCCTTGCCTTCGATGGGGAATACCGCGCTGTTGGTCGCCTCATCCATCAGCCGCAGCACCGTCAGCGCGTCATTGTTCAGACTGCTCTGCGGCAGCGTCAGCACCATCTTCCCGCCCTTGCGGTTGGTCTTCACCCGCGTCGTCGAACTGATCCCCTCGACCTTCTTGAACATCGGCTCATCCCGCGAAATCCGCAGCTTCTTCCAGTCCATGATCGTCACCCCCGCGATCACCAGAATCATCTGCTTGGGATCGAATGTCTGTACGCTCATTGTATCTCCCCACAGCTATTTTCTTTTGAATCTTGTCTTTTTTCTCGCAGCTCGAGCTCGCAGCTAATTATACCGCCACAATCCCATCAATTTCCACGAAGTGAATCGCCCCCGCCTCCTTCACCGCGAAAGTGATGTCCGGCAGCAGCCGGTTGGCCCGGTCCACCGCCGCCACATTCGCCACCAGCGGAGCCGACACATAGTAGGGCAGACCCCCATGCCATGCCGGATCGGTATTGATCGCCAGAAAGTCATTCGCGATCCCCTGTTCGATCACCTTCTTGATCTCCGCCGTGATCACCGCCACTCCCGCGTCCGTGTAGGGAATCTTCGGCAGATTCGCCAGCCGGAAGAACACCCCCTCCGTGATCCGCGCCTGCAGCCAATCCGTGCCGTGCATCTCATCCAGATACTTCCCGCTGGCCACCTGTCCCTCGGCCACCATATTCACCCCGCCCGTCAGCTCGTAGGTATTGCAGTTCTTGTTGCGAGCCCCCAGCGACTGCGTCGTATTCAGCGTCGTCACCGGCACTCCCGCCAGCGATTTGAACATCATCGTCGCACTGCCCGGCTTCTGGACGGTCAGCAGCTTGGCCGCCAGAGCCGCATCCGGCCAGGGATCCGCCGTCGTCTCATCCGCGTCCGGATGGTAGATGCAAGACGACCGGTCATAATCCAGCGCCTGCAATTCCGCCGCCACATCCGTTGTCGAACCTGACGACAGAATGTTGCCGTCCGCCGAAGCGGTGAAGAAGAGCTTGGTATGCGTTTCCGCCCAGGCCGCCACCAACTCCACGTCCGATTTCGTCCTGGTCGTCACCACCAGACCGTACCAATCATCGGACACCAGCACTGTCGCATTCAGCGCCTCCACCCACGTCTCCGGCACCGTCGTATCCTTGCGGCTGATGGCCACCAACACCGACCTCGGAGTCTGCCCGAAAGCCGCTGCGGCCGCCAGGTATTCCGGATCCGTCACGGCGAAATCAGCGGCCACTTCCGTCAGGCTGGCATAGAAGTGGATCCGCTCCGCCGCCGTCCGCACCACCGTGCAGGTCGCTTGCGAAGCTCCGGCCGTGACCACCACATTGTCAATCACCACCGCCGACCCGTAAACGCTGGTCGCCGTGATCACGTGCTTGTTCGGAGCCGTTCCCGACACCACCGCCGTATCAATCTCCGGCAACGCCGCCAGAGCCGTCGCAATCAGCCCCATCGTAATGTCATTGCTGGTGCTGAATGTGATCGGCGCCAGCGCCACGCCATTCACGTCCATGTTGATGACATTGCTTGTCACCAGATCCGCGCTGAACGTCAAAACCACCGAATCCACGCGCGGCAGCTTCATGGAATCGCCCAGGATGTTCAGCGTCCCAAACCCCTGCTGCGACACCGCCTGAGATTCCATCGTAATGCTGATATTGACAATCTCGTTTAAATTCATCTTCCCCTCGCGCTGATTATAAATTCTATGGTGCCCCACCGCTTGCGGTGGGATCTCTATTCCACTTCGCCCGTAATCTCCGCCGTCTCAATCACTCCCAAATCCACCGTCCCCGTCGTGCCGTATGGAATCCCGATCCGTATTCTCGCCTCCAACAGCGCCCGCGGCTCCTGCAGGATCCCCATCACTTGAGTCAGATCCGTCACCGGCCCGCTCGTTAGCGCCGCCAACCCCAGCGCCTGAAGCTGCTCCAAGATTTCAGGGTTTTCCATCCCCTGGCGAATGTCATAAAGCCGCTGAATCGCCGTATCCCCGAAACCCTGCACCGACACCGTAAACTCCCGCGTCCCCCCGATGCTGGCCAGCTCCGACACACTGGCGGGCATCGAAACATAATCCCGCCCGATGAATTCTAACGGGCCCACAAAGAGCGTCAGATAATCCACCTCCGGCGCCGGAGCGTTCTGATTCGCCCAGATCACCAGCCCCTGCTGAGACTGGCTGATGCTGACCTCGGCCTGGCTGACCCCGCCGATCACCTCCGCGTCCGTCACCGTCAGATCGAACCCCTGCTTTCGTGTCATAGTCAGAGTATCCAGAGATGCTCCCAATCCCCCCGTTGCCGTCGCCGTGCAGGTCGCCACAGATGGAATCGCCGCCAGCCCCGCCGCAATAGCCGCCATCGTCGTATCATGATCCGTATCAAAATCGAATTCGTACCATTCCCCATTCACCTCCACCCGAAAAGTATTATCCGCAATCAGTTCCGCATCCAGCGTCAAAATAATCGTCAAAGGCAAGTGCCGGTTCGCCCACTTCCAGAGATTCAGCCTTAATAGATCAAAATCAATCATCTGTTTTTCCTCTGTCATTCCGGCGAAAGCCGGAATCCAGGTCTATCTCACCACCACCGCCTTATAATGCGGGATGATCCCACTCTGCCAGATCCCCACCGACAGCACTTCGAACTCCAGTCCGAACAGCGTCACTCGATCCGGATTCTTCGCCACCCCCGTATCCACCGTCTTCAGCTCATAATCCGTGTAGAGCCTGTATCCCTGGCTGACAATCCGCCCCTCCGGCAGCATCTGCATTTCCTTCGGCGTCAACGGCTGCACAGAAGCATCGAAAGAGATCGGCGTCAGGCTGCCCTCCACCCAAACGCCATTCACAAAGCTCCCCGCCCCCATCCGAAAACCGAAGATCTGTCGCCGCCCCACGCTCATTTGATCACCACCTCATACGTGATGCTCTGCACCAACTGCCCCGTGTCAATCAGCGGCACAATCCGGCTGAAGCCCGGCAGCTTCATCGCCTTATTCCATTTCGCCTTGCGGTGCTTCCGCTCCAACGTCGCCGGAGCATTCGGCGGCGCAATCCCCCGCCGTATCCTGGCGACGATCTTCGAGGTCATCCATTGCCCCATCGCATCCAGCGACTTCCAGACATCCCGCTTGCCTAAGAGCACCTTCTCCAATTCCTTCTCCTCCAAGGCCATGATCTCCTGTCGGTATTCGTCCGCAGCCCCGCGAATGAACGGCCGCTCCGGAATCTTCGCCCCCGGCGCCCCAAACTCGTGAATCGCCGCCAGCTTCACCATGTCAATCGGGCTTCCCTCTTCATCTTCATGCGGCTTGCTGCTGGCCAGCACCCCCACCTTCACATAAGCCGCCCGCTGCAGTTGGTGAATGTTCTGCAGCATCTTATTCCAGCCCCGATCTATGACGATGACGCGACTTCCCGACATTCTGAGACCCCTTTGCGTCTTTGCGTCTTGGCGTGAAACCTTTTTTGTTTTAAACCATTTGATTCCGCACTCCCAGGATCGTCCTTCGAATCAGCCCCTGCAACTCCATCCCCCAGGACGTCCCGTCATAGTCCGTGGGATTCGCCGGCGTCGCATACGACCTCGCCAGATCCCCCTCCCGTTCCGACGTGATCGCCCCGCCGCCGCCTCCCGCATTGCGATCCTTGTAAATCCAATGCAGCGTTAGTAAGGCGACTGCCTTATTATAGCGATCACCCAATGCCGATTCGCTCAGCTCTTCCGCCGCATAAGGGATCAGCGTCGGCAGCCGGTCCAGATCCACAGACGGCAGCGTCACCCGAATCGCGATAATGGCCGTGACCGTCGCAACATCCACCGCCATAATTATTTCTCGCCGCTCTGATCGCCCGTCTTCGCCTCATCCTTCAGCCGCTGGATCTCCGCCACCTGAGCCTCAATCGCCGCCACCACCTCCGGCCGTTTATCCGCCTTCGCCAGCTTCTTCAGCACCTTCAGATCGAACGTCGCCCGAATCCCCGCCAGATCCTTCTCCAAAGGAGTCTGTTCTACCGCAGCGTCCTCTTCTGCGCCCTTGATGCTCAGCCGCCCCCGGTTGATCAAATGCCGTACCACGCGGTGCCCGCGCAGCGAATCCGGGATCTCATTCCACCCCGGCTTGATCCAGATCCCGTCAATCTGCGTCGGAAAGGCTTCCGTCCATAGTACTTGCATACCATCTCCCGTTTTTTGCTTTTTGATTTTTGCTCTTTGATATTTGATCTGCCGCAGGCTTAGATCCCTTCCACAATCGAAGCCGACAGCGGGTACGGCGTCACAAATCCGCCGATCCGCGAATAGCACTTGATCTCCACGTCCGAACCCTTGTCGAACGGAGGCAACTGCTCGAACGGCTGCGGATTATGGAGCTGCGCATTGATCGGATCGCGCCGGTAAGCGATCATCACGTTCGATGAATTCCCGCTCCCCAGCAGATAGATAGCCGCCACGCTCCCCAACAGCGCCCAGGACTCGAACGTCACGTCCGGGTGAGCCGCCTTCAGGAACGTCAGAATCGTCGTGTCGCTTAGAGTCGAACGCGGAGTCGTCGCGATATGAGCGTATTCATTCGTCGGCAGAATCAGCATATTCGCCGATTCCCGATCCTTCGTCAGCGTCTTGATCCCGTTCAGGATCGAATTCACGTCCCGGATAATCTCGTCCGGCGTCTTCGTCGTCACCCCCGCCACCGGAGCCCACCGCGTATCCGTCCCCGCGCCCGCCTGCGCCACGCTGTGCGGGATATTCGGATTCGTCAGAAAGCCCGGCAATCCCGCTTCTGAATCGCCGAACAGCGCAATGTTATCCAGTACCCGGTCCAACGCCCGGCGAGCCGCCACCGCGCGCATCCGGTCCAGAG